CTTGCGGGTCACGCGCATGTCCGGGTGGATCACCAGCCCCGGCGCGCCGTCGATCATGCGGCGCAGCGGGGTGGCCACCGCCTCGGTGCGCACGGTGAAGTCGTTGGTGTGCGCCGGCAGCGCCTGGATGCCGTTGGCCGCCAGCAGCTGGAACACCGTGCGCTCCTCGTTGTCGCCCAGCTGGCGCTGGTCACCGGCCGGATCGCCCGTGATGCTGCCGATCGCAAAGCCGGCGCAGTGCTCGGCCACGAATGCCTTGAGGATGCCGGCGAAGCGCGCCACGCCGGTGTCGGTGGTCACCACCTCGTAGCGCCAGCGCCATTGGCCATTGGGCAGGCGCTGGCCGATGATGGCCGCCGGCGTCAGCCCGAAGTCCAGCCCGATGTGCAGCGGCAGGCCCGGCACCAGGTCGAACGCGCGGCAGTGCACGTTGTCCACGTAGTCGGGCCACACCGGCATGCCGTCCGATACGTAGCCGTACTGGTTGGCCAGGTTCGTCAGCACCCAGGCTTCGGCCTTGCCCTGCACGCCGTTGCCGTAGTAGCCCTTGACCAGGTTGCGCAGGTTCTCGGCCGGGCCGGGGATGGCCGGGGCGTACTGGCCGCGGTTGACCTCCCATGGCGCCTCGCGCGAGCGGCGCACCACGCCGCCAGGCTGCTTGAGGAACACCCAGCCGGCCGGGCAGATTTCCTCGGCCATCCGGTAGTACCAGTGGTCCGTGTCGCAGGCGTTGGTGTCGCCGAAGATGCCGTACCAGGTGGGCCACACGTCCTTGGGGTAGCGGCCCATGCGCAGGTCGAGCATGTCGACGATGCTCTTGGCGATTTCCTTGGCCTCGTTGATCCAGGCGCCGGTGGCCTGGATGCCGCGCAGCTTCTTGATGTGGTCCTCGCGGTCCAGCGCGAGAAAGACCACCTCGGCCTCGACGCGCGAGCCATCGGGCAGCCGGAACTTCAGGAAGTGCGTGGGCGGCTCCTTGCCGCCTTGCTTGAAGCGCCCCAGCGGCTCAAACATCTCCAGCCAGTCCTTGATGGTGGTGGAGAACAGGTCTGGGTACGTGTTGCGCACTCCCAGCCAGCGGCTCTTGCGCAGCCCCTTGGCGTCGGGCGCCTGCTCGCACATGAGGCGAAACAGGCGCCAGCAGCTGGCGTTGGTCTTGCCCGAGCCCAGCGGGCCCATGATGAAGCAGCGCTGCGCCCGATCCAGGATGTAGCGCTCCAGCGTCGTGCCCTGCGGCGCGTAGCTGTACTCGACCCGCGGGCCGGCCAGCGCCGGGCCCTGCGCGCGCACAGAGTCGGCCATCGCCTGGCCGAACTGCACCGGCTGCAGCTTCGTGCTCTCAGCCACCGCCAGCTCGGTCATTCGTCGGCTTCGCTTTTCTGGCCAGGCTCAAACTTGCGGCCGGTGTGGTCGCGCACGTCCACCGTCAGCTCGGTGGTCTGGGTGACGTCCAGGCGGTCGCCGTAGCGCTTGGGCGCCATCTTGGAGGCGCGCCACTTGCGCGCGTCCACCTGCAGCCGGCGCTGGGCAATCTCGGCCGCATCGATCGCCACCAGCACCGGCACGCGCCGGCTCACCTGCTTGTGGTTGGTCCACTCGATCGGCACCACCTTGGCCGGCGCATCGGCGATCGAGCGCACCTCGTCGGCCTCCAGCTCGGCCTGAATCTCACGCGCGCGGGCGTATTGCTCGCGAAAGCCGTCCACGTCATCGTGCAGCCATCGGCAAACGGTTCCGACGCTGGGCATGCCCGGCTGGGCGCAGGCGGTGCGCAGGTCCATGCCGGCCATCAGGTGCTCGCACAGGGCGCGGACGGTCTCTGGGGTGTGCAGGGACGGGCGGCCGGTGGGGCGCTTGGGGGCTTCGGGCTTCTTGGCCGTGGTCTTGGGCGCTGGGCGCTTGGCAGGGGTTGCCCCTGCCGTCGGGGCCTTCTTTGGGGCCGTGGTGGCTTTCTTGGCAGCCATGTGTCGTTTCCTCGGGTGGTCAGGCGTCGCTGGCGTCCAGGGGACGGGCGGCGTTGGCCTGGGCTTCGGTGGCGGCCTGGCGCTCGGCGCGCTGGCGGGCCGATTGCTCGGTGCGGGCGCGCTGCATGGCGTCGTAGACGGCGGCCAGCTCCACGTGCAGGTCGTTGCGCAGGTACTCCAGGGCCACCATGTCCATGCCCTTGAGCGATTCGCCGGTGATGCGGGGCCGGTTGCGCAGCGGGCCGACCTTCTCCAGGTAGGGGCCGCAGTAGGCGGTGCAGTTGCAGGTGCCCAGCAGCAGGCGCGAGCAGGCCGGCTTGGGCTCCTGGCTGGCGGCGATGCCGCGGATGATGGAGTCGGTGCCTTCGCCGGTCATGGCTTGATCCCCCACAGGTCCAGGCGCTCAGCCAGCACGTCGCTGTAGGCGACCATGGCGCCGGACTGCTTGACCAGCAGCTGGCGCTCGGCCTCGGGCAGGGCTTCAAAGGCGGGCGTGCCCAGGAACACGCTCAAGCGGTCCAGGCGGCCCTCCAGCTCGCGGCGCTCATCCAGCACGCGCTGCTGGTGCGGCGGCAGCGGGTTCAAGGCGTCACCTCGGCGTCGTAGCCGGCTTCGCAGCGCTGGCCGCGGGCGCGGAGGTCGTCGGCGTACTGGCCAATTCGTCCCGCAGCCGCGTCAACCCGGCCGAGCACGAGGGCAAGCACTCCGATGGGATCGTCGCCTTGGACACCCGGCCCGAGTCCGGCAGCCGGTTGTGCTGGGCCGGCTTGGCGCCGGGCGGCAGCGACGAGGGCGTCGACACGCTGCTGCAGCCGACTGCCAGCAGCGCGGGCAGCAGCAAGATCGCCAGCAAGCTGGGCCCGAGCCAGGGCGTTCTGTTCATCGGCGGTCTCCTGTTTCTTGCGGCGCTCGGCCTCGATGGCGGCCTGGCGCTGGTTCTCGGCGTCGACGGCAGTGCGCCACTGCTGGCGCACCTGCTCGCGGCCTTCCTCCTGGCGGCGCTCGTCGTAGGCGTGCTTGGCCGAGCGGGCGGCGTTGACCGCCAGGCCCCACAGGCCAGCGCACACCGCGATGGCCAGCAGCCACACGATGGCGCGCTCGGTGAGAAAGCCGCGCTGGCGCACGGTTACTTGCCCTCGGGGCGCTTGTCCAGGCCGCGCTCCTTGAGCATGGCCGCCACGTCATCGAGGTGCAGGCAGTCCACCATGCAGGCGTAGCTCTTGGTGTTGGCGACGGGCGCGATGAACCCGTTGCAGTAGTCGTTGCCCGGCACAGCGTCGTGCAGAACGCCCACGTGGACGATCTTGCCGGCGTTGTCCAGCATGACGATGGTGTCGCCGTTCTTGGCCTCGCGGCCGTTGCGGTAGTGCATGGCTCTCTCCTTCGGGAGTGGTTGGGGGAATCAGCGGGCGGCGCGGCGTGCGCGGCGCGCGGCCTTCTTGGCGTCGACCTGGGCGTTCCAGCGGGCCACGTCGGCGTCCTGGGTGCGGGCGCTGCGCGCCTGGTGGATGCCGGGGCGGCGCAGCGTCTCGGGCAGCATCTCGGGCAGCACGCCGTCGATGCGGCCGCGCGGGGTGATGACGCTGCTGCGCGGGGGCTCGGGCTCGGCCGGCAGCGGTCGGCGCACTGGCGGGGCGGCCACCAGCACCGAGGGGCCGGTTCCGGCCGCCGTCAGCAGGGCGGCCATGGCGACGAGTCTGTTTCTCATGCGAATGCCCTCCGGCAGTCGGCGGCCAGCTGCAGGCAGTGGTCCAGCCCGATCGCGCCGCCATTGACGCGGCGGCGCACCTTCACCTGGTCGGACAGCAGGCCATCGGGGATGCGCCCCTCCCACCACAGGCGGGCGGCCACCGCGCCGAAGTGCGGCTGGCACACCAGCCAGGGCTGCACCGTGAAGTCCTGGTAGCCGCCGAACTCCTCGCCCAGCTGCTCCAGCAGCTCGTAGGCGTCGCGGCCGGTGTGCATCAGCAGGCCCATGCCGCGGTACAGCCAGGCCCAGCCCGGCTTGACGTTGCCCATGCGCCCGCCGTACACACGCTCGGCCAGCGCCTGGGCGTTGTAGGCGTAGCGCGAGGCTGAGAGGGTGTCGGGAAAGCGCGAGGGCCACACCGCGCACAGGCGGGCCGTCGAGTAGTTCAGGTTCTCCTCCAGCAGCGTGAGCTTCTGGGTCTCGTGCAGCACCTGCGGCAGCAGCGCCAGCACGTCGTCCATGCCGC